TGCTGACTTTGCCGTGTACGGGTCTGGGAACCCCGCCGTCGCACGGCTCACGCGCACGCTGAGCGCCCGGCAGGGGCCTCGGCAGATCCCGACAGGGGAGAGGACGACGACATGGCGAGCGCAGTTCGATGCGATCGGTGCGGCCGCGTGGAAGACACGCGCACGGCCGGCCGGACTTGGTACGCGATTCGCCGCGGCGTCGACAGCGCCCTGGTGATCAGCTTCGACGGGACCGCTCCGCTGACGCTGCTCGGTGACTACTGCAGCATCGCTTGCGTCGCGGAGCGCGCGGCCGAGATCAGCGCCACCCTCGAGGAGGCCCGGGAGCGCGCTCGCGCGGCAGGACTGCCGGTCTGATGGCAGGCATGGGCCCACCGCCGAAGCCGGCCGGCACCCGCGCCCGTCGCAACGCCGCGCCGCAGACGACCAAGCTGCCGGCTGACGGCCGCGGCACGAAGCGCGCGCCGCGCTGGCCGCTCGAGCCGGACATCCACCTCGTCGTCGCGAAGAAGACGACCGCGCAGCGCGTCAAGGACCTGGTCGCCGAGTTCACCGAGTGCGACGACCCAGTGGTTCGTCGCCGGCTCAAGCGGGAGATCGCCTCGGCCACGTACTCGGCTGCCATGGCCGCCGAGAAGTTGCGCCGGCAGAACGCGCAGGAGCGCAAGCTCTGGGCGGACCTCTGGAAGACCCCGCAGGCGGTCATGTGGGAGAAGCTCGCCTGGGCGCGTGAGGTTGCGCAGTACGTGCGGTTCCAGATCCGCGCCGAAGCTGGCGACCTGGACGCCGCCAAGGAGGCGCGGCAGTGGTCCGACCGGCTCGGGCTCAACCCGCTGGCCATGCTCCGGCTGCGCTGGGAGTTCGAGCGCACCGAGGACGCCGAGGCGCGTGGCCAGCAGCGGCGCGGCCGCCCGACCGAGCCGGCCAAGAAGCCCGACGTTCGCCAGTCCGGTAAGGATCCGCGGGGCATCCTCGGCGTCGTGAGCTGAGCCGCCGTGGCGTTATTGTGCGTCCCGCCGCTGGACGCGGAGCCGTGGCCGACCCTTGGCGGGGAGGTCTGCGACTTTCTCGAGGAGCGGTCGATCTTCGGCCCCGGTTCGCTCAAGGGCGAGGCGTACCGCATCGATGACGAGTTCCGCGCCCAGTTGTACCGCGCGTACGAGGTGTACCCGAAGGGTCACGTCTGGGCCGGCCGCCGGCGCTTCAAGCGCGTCGGCATCAGCGTCCGCAAGGGCTTGGCCAAGACCGAGAAGCTCGCGCAGATCACCTTCGCCGAGCTGCACGCCGAGGGCCCGGTGCGCTGCGACGGCTTCGACGCCTACGGCCAGCCCGTCGGCCGCCCGGTGCGCGACCCGTACATCCCGCTGCTGGCCGTCACGGTCGAGCAGGTCGAGGAGCTCGCCTACGGCGCGCTGTTCGTCATCGTCACCGAAGGCCCGGACGCCGACCTGTTCGACTCCACCCTCGAGCGGATCGTGCGCCTGGACGAGCACGGCCGCGCCGACGGCAAGGCCGTGCCGCTGGCCAACTCGCCGGGCGCCCGCGACGGTGCGCGCACCACCTTCCAGGGCTTCGACGAGCCGCACCGGCTCTACCTGCCCCGCGCGGTAGCCGCGCACGAGACGATGGCCGCCAACCTCGAGAAGCGCGTGCTCGAGGACCCGTGGGGCGCGTACGTCGGCACCGCCGGCGAGCCCGGCCAGAACAGCGTGGCCGAGGGCCTGCACGACGAGGCGCAGAAGATCGACCGCGGCGAGATCGAAGACCCCCAGCTGTTCTACTTCTACCGCTGGGCGGCGAAGACCTACGACCTCACCGACCTCGAGCAGCGCATCGAGGCGGTGTCCGAGGCCACCGGCCCCATCGGCGAGTACGGCCCCGGCCAGTTCCACTCGATCGCCAAGCAATGGGACCGACCCAAGGCCGACAAGAAGTACCTCGAGCGCGTCTGGCTGAACCGGTGGACCAAGTCCGGGGCGCAGGCCTTCGACGCCGGCCGCTGGACCGAGCTCCGCGCGGCCAAGCCGATCCCGCGCGGCGCGCTCGTCGTAGGCGGCTTCGACGGCGCCCGCTTCCGCGACTCCACCGGCATCGTGCTCACCGACGTCGCCACCGGCGTGCAGCAGCTCTGGGCCACCTGGGAACGCCCGGTCGACGCCGAGGAGTGGGAGGTCCCAGAGGAGGAGGTTACTGCGGCCTGGGAACAGGTCATGGACACCTTCGACCTCTATCTCGTCTACGGCGATCCGCCTCACTGGACCGAGACGTACGGGTCCTGGGCCGGCCGGTGGCCGGACATCTTCGAGGAGTGGTGGACCCAGCGCACCCGCGCCATGGCCTTCGCCGTCCGCGACTACGTCGAGGGCCAGCGCAGTGGCGCGGTGAAGCACGTCTGGCGCGAAGGCAACGAGCTCGACGCCGCCTTCGACGATCACATCGCTGCGGCCGGGCGCAAGGACGTGAACATCTTCGACGACGACCCGGAGAACCCCGGCCGGAAGCTGTTCGTGCTCGAAAAGATCCACCCGGATCGGAAGTTCGACAACGCCATGGCCGGCTGCCTGTCCTGGCAGGCCTACCTCGAGGCGATCCGCAAGGGCGCCCAACCGGCCAAGTACGAATTCGTGGCGCCCGCGCGCCTCCGCTGACCGAAGGGAGCCGCAGTGGCGCTCGACGCGACGGCTCTCAAGACGCAGGGCACCCCCGAGTGGTGGATGCAGACGATGGCGCGGCTGCTGCTCGACCCGATTCGGCTGCGGCGGCTCGCGACGCTGCAGGCCTACCGCGCCGGGTGTCCGCCGATGCCGTACCTGGCCCCGTCCGAGCGGCGCGGCTTCTACGAGTTCCACCGCGTCGCCCGCGCCAACTTCGCCCGCCGGATCGTCAACTCGCGCGTGCAGCGGCAGGGCATCCGGGCGATCCGCACCGCGGCCGCCGACGACGACAACGGCGACGCCGTCGCCTGGCGCTACTTCACCGGCAACGGCCTCGACGTTGCCGCGCCGGACGTCCACAGCGACATGCACACCTTCGGCGAGACCTACGTCCGCGTCGGCCTCGACGCGACCAGCCGCCCGCTCGCCCTTCGGCGCGACCCCTGGTCGACGATCACGCTGCAGGACCCGCTCAATCCGAACGTGACCATCGCCGCGTTCGAGCTGATCTGGGACGAGCTCGACGGCCGCGATTACGCCTACCTGTGGCTGCCCGGCAAGCAGTACGTCGCGTACGCCGACCGACCGAATCGGCCGCGCACTTTCCGGCTGCCCGGTGTCTCGGTGTCGAACCGGCCGTGGGACGTGCAGCGACTGCTGTACCGGATGACGTTCGACGCGCAGGCGTTCACCATGCGGCCCGACGTCGCGGACATCGCACCCGATGCGCAGGACGGCGGCCCGTACTCGCAGACCTTCCTCGAGGACGTCGTGCCCGTGGTGAAGTTCTCCACCCGCGGCGGCATGGGGGTCTTCGAGGAGCACCTCGACACCCTCGATCGGATCAACCACTCGATCATGCAGCGGCTGGTCATCATTGCCGTGCAGGCGTACAAGCAACGGGCCCTCGAACAGGAACTGCCGGCCGACGCCCGCGCGCAGGGTGACCGCCTGCCCGCCGTCGACCCGAAGACCGGCCAGCCGATCAACTGGGACGAGATCTTCCAGCCCGGCCCGGACGCGCTCTGGAAGTTGCCGCCCGGTGTCAAGATCTGGGAGTCCGGTGTTGTCGACCCGCGCGGCGTGCTATCGGCCGCAAGCGACGACATCAAGCAGCTGTCGAGCGAGACCGGCACACCGTTCCCGCTGATGTCCGACGACACCAACCAGTCGGCCGAGGGCGCGCAGAACCGCCGCGAAGACCTGGTGTTCAGCGTCGAGGACGCCAATGTGCTCGCCCGACACGGCTGGGTGCGCGTGGTCGCGCTGATGTTCATGTTCGCACCCGACGAGGACCGCTACGCCGGCGAGGGCGCGCAGCGCGTCGACCGGGCCGACGCCGGGCAGATCATCATCGACTGGATGCCGGCCGAGCGGTACTCGCTCTCGGAGAAGGCCGCGGCGGACGCCGCCAACAAGACGCTGAGCCGACCGATGTCCGCGGCGAAGATCTGGCAGCTCACGCCGGACGAGGTCGCGATCAACGAGGCGCACGCGGCCGCCGAGGCGTTGCTCGCACCGGTGGCGACGGGTAGCGGTGGCACGGCCCCGGCCAGCTGACGCGGCCGCCCAGGCGCAGTACCTCGCCGCGCTCGCCACCTACCAGGCCGGGACGCAACAGCTGCGGACCCGCCTCGAGCAGTACGTCCAGCGACTCTGGGCGACGTTCCCCGAGTACCGGCAGCCGCAGATGCGCCGCTTCGTCGACCAGGCCGTCCCGGTCGTGCTCGGCGCCCAGCAGCGCATGGCCGCCATGACCGCCGCCAACCTCGCCCAACTGCGCGCGGCGGCGAACGGCGGCCCGGTAATCCCGGTCGCCGTCTCCGCGAAGCTCGTCTCGGGTGCGGCCGTCCGCGCCGGCACCGCACCGGCCGACGTCTACAGCCGGCCGTTCCACCTGCTGTGGCGGATGCTCGACGAGCTTCCCCGCGAGCCAGGCTCGATCGAGAAGGCGATCACCGCCGGTGCCGGTCGCGCGGTCAGCCTCGCGCTCACCGACGTGCAGCTCGCCAAGCAGCACACCGCCCAGCGGGTCCTCGACAAGGATGACCACGTCGTCGGCTACCGGCGGGTGCTCGAAGGCGCCCACTCGTGCGCGCTGTGCCTGGTCGCCGCGACGCAGCGCTACCACCGCGACGCCCTGCTGCCGATGCACCCGGCCTGCGACTGCTCCGTAGCGCCAATCTGGGATCACGCCGACCCTGGCCAGACCATCGAAGCCAAGGTCCGCGTGGACGGCAAGCTCACGCCGATCGCCGACCTGGCCGACGTCCACGACCGCATCGCGGAACGCTTCGGCGCCGACTCCTCGGCCGCTCGCGAGATCCCCGGCGCGACCGACGGGCACGGCCGGATCCTGCGCTACCGCGACGCGCTGATCACGCACCACCACGGCGAGCTCGGCCCCGTCCTCGCCGTCCGCGGAGCCACCTTCACCGGCCCCGACGACCTCTAGACCACCGCGCGCCCGCCAGGGGCACACGGAACACCCCGACAAGGGAGAACGCCGCCATGGCCACTGCTCTGCCGACTCACCCGACGCTCGTCCACCCGATCACCGGACGGCCGCTGCGCGCGATCTTCGTCTCGCCGAAGACCGGTCGCGTTTACTGGCCGATCCTCGGCGGAGCGCCCGACGACGGTGGCACCGGCGACGGCGGCCAGGGCGGCTCCGGCGATGGCGGCAACGGCGGGCAGGGCGCCAGCGGTGGCGCGGACCTCGGCTTCCCGGCGGACACACCGCTCGAGCAGATGAAGCCCGAGCAGCGTGAGGCCTACTGGAAGGACAAGGCCCGCAAGCACGAGGACCGGGTCAAGTCGCTCGGCAACCTCACCCCGGAGAAGCTCGCCGAACTGCAGGAGAAGGCGAAGCGGCAGGACGAGCTCGAGCTCGAGCTCGGGACCACGGCCGAAAAGGCCGCCGCCAAGGCACGCCAGGAGGCCGAGGCCGAAGCCCGCGCCACGCTGCAGCCACAGATCATCCAGGGCAAGCTCGAGGCCGCCGCCGCCCGCGCCGGCGTCTCGGACGAAGACCTCGCCAAGGCCATCGAGTTCGTCGACACGACGAAGTTCCTGGCCTCGGACGGGAGCGTCGACACCGACAAGGTGAAGGCGTTCGTCAGCACCATCACGCCCGGCAGGGGCAACCAGCAGCAGAAGGGCCCCGTGGTCCACGGCCACGGTAGCGGCTTCCAGCCGAACGGCTCGTCCGCTCGCGAAAAGGGCAAGGCCGAGGCGGAACGCCGCTTCGGCAAGCAGTCCGCCTGATCACATCCCCACGCCCCGAAAGGCATCGCCATGGACATCGGTGTGCAGAGCACCCAGTACCAGGTCGAGGATCGAAGCTGGCTCCTGAGTGAGCTCGGCACCGGCCCGGGTGAGACCCCGTCGGTCGTTCTCGACATCAGCAAGTTCACCGCGGCCCAGCACTTCCCGAACGGGTACATCCCCTCGGGCACCGTGCTGGGCAAGGTGACCGCCACCGGCCTGTACGGCCCGTACCTCGACGCGGCTAGCGACGGCACGCAGACCGCCGTCGAGATCCTCTTCGCGGCCGTGCGCGTCATCCGCCAGGACGGCTCGACCCCCGCCAAGGTCGCCGGCGCCGGCCTGCACCGCGGCGAGGTCGACCCCGCCAAGCTGCCGTTCACGTCGAGCAACGCCGCCGCCGGCGGCTACATCGACGCCAACGGCAAGGCGGACCTCAAGTTCATCAACTTCCGCACGGCCTCCTGACCGGGCCGAGACAGAGGAGACTGAAATGGCCATCTTCTTCGACGCCCCGGTCGAGCCCGACGCCCTCACCACGTTCGTGCGCGAGGTGCCGGTCAACCGCACGGGCCAGACCCGGCGGCTGCTCGGCATGTTCAACCGCCTCGACGTGCAGGACAACCAGGTCGACTTCGCCACCATCACCCGCACCAACCGCGTGGCGCGGTTCCGTGCCTGGGACGGCGCGCTGCACGTCTCGAAGCGGGACACCGGCAAGGAGAACCGCGTCCAGCTGCCGCCGCTTTCCAGCTCGCTGAGCCTGGGTGAGTACGAGCGCCTGCAGCTCGAGTTCGCCCGTAACGGCGGCACCAACGAGCAGGCGCTCGCGCGCTCGATCTACAACGACGGCGAGACCCTCACCAACGAGGTGCTCAACCGCCTCGAACTGGCCTGGGGCGACCTGCTCACCGACGGCAAGTTCACCATGCTCAGCTCCGAGGGTGGGCTCGAGGCCGACTACTCGATCCCGTCCGACCAGCTGATCACGACCGCGACCGCCTGGACGACGACGGCCACCGCGCCGGCGCTGTCCGACCTGATCGCGGCGACGGACCTGTACACCAGCCGGTACGGCACGCCCGGGCAGCTGCTCACCAGCCGCCGTGTCCAGCGGCTGATGATGCAGAACACCGAGATGATCAACGCCGCCGTCGGCGCCCAGACCGGCCGCACCCGGATCAACCTCGACGAGCTGCAGAACCTGCTCGCCTCCGAGGGGCTTCCCCAGCTGGCCGAGGCCTACGACGAGTCCCTCGACGTCGACGGCACCAGCACCCGCGTGCTCGCCGACAACAAGGTCGTCGTCCTGCCGCCCAACCTCGACGACCTCGGCCGCACCGCGATGGGCATCACCGCCACCGCGCTCGAGCTCGTCAGCTCGAGCGAGTCGGACATGGCCTTCGAGGACGCGCCGGGCATCGTCGGTGTCGTCGAGAAGGTCGGGCCGCCGTACCGCCAGTTCACCTACGTGGACGCGTGCGGCATGCCGGTCCTGACCGACTCCACCCGCCTCATGACGCTGACGGTCGCCTGATGGGCCGCCGACTCGTGAGCACCGTGCTGGTTCACGTCGACGGGGAGGCCAAGTTCATCGGCCCCAACGACGACATCCCGGCTGATGTCGCCAAGCAGATCGGCGACCACGCCTGGGTCGACGTCGAGGACGACGCCGCGGCCGCGTCGTCCTCGAGCAGCAGCAGCAGCAGCAGCAGCAGCAGCCAGAACCCGCCGGCCCCGACGCCGCCGCCGATGGGTGGCCCCGGTTCCGGGGTCGAGGCGTGGGCGCTGTACGCCGGCGAGCTCAACGTGAACGTCGACGGCCTCACCAAGCGCGAGGAGATCGTCGACGCGATCAAGGCCGCCGGCCACCCGGTCGAGCAGCCGACCAGCTGAATCGGGAGGAGGGGACGTGGCAGCACCGCTGACCGACCAGCCCGCCGTGGAAACGGCGCTACTGCGTCCCCTCACCGACACCGAGGCCGGCTTCGTCAACCAGGCGGATACGGGGCTCATTGCCCAGGCTTCCAGCCAACTGCGCAACCGGCTGCGCGCTATCGACACACGGATCGCCGCCTTCGAGACCGACCCGACCGACCCGGCCGGCATCGACCCCGACGTGGTGACCGGTGTGCTCGGTGAGGTAGTCGCTCGCGTACTGCGCAACCCCAAGGGCCTGATCAGCGCGACGACGACCACTGGGCCGTTCTCGCGCTCCGAGACCTACCGCAGCTCGCGCGTCACGGCCGTTGCGCCGACCGGCGTCGTGGTGACCGACGACGACCTCGCACTCATCCTGCCTCCGGTCATCACCGACGGGTACATTCCCGCCGGCACGATCCACACGCGGCCGCCGCACCTGCTCGGACCGATCGGACCCCGCTGGTGACCTTCCCAGCCGGTGAGCCGATCACTGTCATCACGCGCACGAAGTCCGGCAAGAACGACTACGGCGACGACGTCTACACCGAGACAGCCACTACCGTCACAGGCGGCTTCGCGCCGGCCATAGGGTTCGAGTCGACGGCCGCCGGCGACACTGTCGTCACCCAGCCCCAGGCGTACCTGCCCACCGGCACGCTCGTCACGCCCACCTCGGTGCTCGTCATCCGCGGCGACCGCTACGAGGTCGATGGAACCCCAGAAGACTGGCGCGACCCGTTCGACGGCTGGACCCCTGGTATCGCCGTCCCGCTGCGCCGCGTCACCGGATAGGAGCCCGCGCCATGGCCGCGAAGTACAACCTCGACCACGCAGCTTTCCGCGAGAACCTCCTCAACGCGCCCTGGATGGTCCAGCTGATGCGCCGCCGCGCGCTCGCAGGCAAGGCCTACGCAGAGTCCGTCGCACCCGACGCGCCGCCCTATGGTGAGGGCTACATCGCCTCCTTCGAGGTCGAAGCCGGCCGCGACGGAGGAATCCACCACGACCGCGCGCACGCACGTCTGCGAAACACCAGCGACCACGCCCGCGAAGTCGAGTGGGGCACCGAACGCCAGGCCGCGTCCCACGTCTTGATCTCGGCGATGGACGTTATGGGCGGTTGGGAGGCGTGACCGCCCCGCTGACCATCGACGCCACGGGCTGGTGGATCACTCAGCTCAAGGCCGGCCTGGCCGCCGACATCGGCTCGAAGACACCCGACGACCTGCAGAGCGAAGTGCCGTTCGTCGCGGTCGAGCGGATCGGCGGCCCGAACGACGGCATCGCGATCGACATGCCCACCATGGCGTTCCACTGCTTCGGCTCCGGCCAGCAGGCCGCCAACCAGTTGGCGTACCAGGTGCTGCGGTTCGTGCACGACCAGCGCGGCAAGGCCGCCGCCGGCGCCGTCGTCACGCACGTCCGGACGCTTTCGGGACCGAGCAGAGCCGCGGTCACAGACCCGAGCCTCGGGCACGCCGTCGTGCTCATGCAGACCCGCATCAAGATCGCCAGCTAGGTCCCTCCTCAGATTGCGAAGGTGAACGTCATGGCACGTCAGCTCAAGGCCCCGGTATTCGTCGCCGGCCAGTGGTTCCGCCCGGGCGACCCCGTCCCGGCCGAGGTGGCCGACCAGCTCGGCGACCATCTCTGGATCGATGACGGGCGGCCCGACCCGACCGGCCCCACCCCGCCCCCGCTGGGCGGCGCCGGCTCCGGCATCGACGCCTGGGCTGAGTACGCCGCCCTACTCGGCGTCGACGTCGAGGGCCTGACCAAGCGCGACGAGATCGTCTCGGCGATCAGCGATGCCGGGCATCCGGTCGAGTAGCGCCGGGTCGGGCCCCCGCCGCGTCAACCCGGACCGCATGCGCCGGCGCATCACCAACCCACCGGCCGCGGCCGATCCTGAACCACCCGTCGAGCTCGTGGAAGTCCGCGATGCCGTCGGCCGCCTGATCCGCGTACTGCCCGCCCGCCGGGCCCACTGACCGCCGCCACACCGCAGCCCCTCCCGCCACGGCTGGGGCATTTCGTCATGCCCCATCACGAAGGAGCCAGCAATGCCCAAGAACGTCACGAACGCCTTCGCGCCGAGCGACTACGCGGTGTCCACGGCACCGCAGACAGCGGCCCTGCCGACCGGTCTGGCGACCTCGCCGTCCGCACTGAACCTGCCCGCCGGCTGGTTCGATATCGGCTACCTGTCCGACGCCGGCATGACCGAGGCGCACAACTACAACGAGACGAAGGTCTTCGACATGGCCGGCGCGCTTCTGCGCGTCCTGCGCAACCAGGAGGAGCGGCCCTGGACCTTCGAGTGCGTCGAGAACGACGCCGTCGTCCAGGGGCTCATGTACCCCGGCAGCGTCGTGGTCACCACGGGCGCAACCGCCGAGGTCCAGACCATCACGATCTCCGGTACGCCCACTGGTGGCACCTTCACGCCGGCGCTCGCCGGCTTCCCCGCCGTCCCTGCGCAGACCTACAACGTCACCACCGCGGCGCTGCAGGCCGCCCTCATCGCGGCGTGGGACCTGGCGGTCACCGTGAGCGGCACCGCCGGCTCGTCGTACGTGGTGACCTTCCCGACCGGCGTCGGCAACATCACGCAGATGACCGTGACGTCCGCGCTCACCGGCGGCACGACGCCGTCCGCGTCCGTGGCCACCACGACGCCCGGCGTCACCGGCGTCAACTCTCGCGTGGTCGGCCGCGGCCTGGCGCGGAACCTCCGGTACTTCTGCATCGACCTGTTCGACGGGTCCATCAGCGAGCGGTACCTGATCACCCAGGGCGAGGCCGTCTGGACCGGGTCTGTTCCGTACAACGGCACCGCGCTCAAGATCGCCCAGTTCAGCCTGAACACGTACTACGACAGCTCCACGGGTGGCTACTACACCAAGCTCGACAACAACCCGGGCTCCGGTCTGACCTTCAACTGACCTGACCTCTCAGGTCCCGGATCGAGGGGCGCGCGGTTGCTGTGGTGGCGTGCCGCGCGCCCCTCCCACGCCACCACAGCCACCACGAAAGGACACCGCCGCCATGGCAACCACGCCCACCCGCAAGCCGCCGGCCAAGAAGGCCACCGCCGCCGTCCGCGCCCGCCGCGAGGTCCGCGCCGAGAAGAACGCCGTACCGCCGGTCAAGGTCACCTTCCGTGGCGCGGTCTTCGAGATCCCCCGCGACCGCCTCGGCTCCTCCCGGGTGTTCATGCGCCAGGAGCACATGCGGATCTTCGGCATCACCTCCGAGACGCTCACCGCCCTGCTGTTCGAGATCCTCGGATCGAAGGATTCCGCGCGGTTCATCGATCTGTGCGGCCCCGGCGACCGGCTGCTGGACGTGAGCAACGAGTTCCTCGAGGCGCTCAAGAAGGCGGGCAACTCGGGAAACTCCTCGGCCTCGTCGGGCTCGTAGTCGAGTACCACGAGGCCCTCGAACTGGACCTTGCCGAACGCGGCGTCGACCTGCTGGATTTCTGGCGCGGCCGGCTCTCGTTCCGCCGCCTCGAGTTGCTGATCGGTGACCTGCCGAGCTCATCCCGGCTATGGCGCGCGGTCGATCCCGACGTCGCCTACGCCGAATCGTGGAGCACGAACGAGTACCTGCTCGCGCTGGTCGCAGACCTGATCGGCAAGGCGCACTTCCAGAACTGGGAGACCATCCCGCGCCCGGCGCAGGAGATCGCCCAAAAACGCCGGACCGACGAGCGCCGCCGCAAGCTCATCGAGCGGTTCGAGGCCAGGCAGCGTCAGGCCACTGCTGGTGGCTAGCCGTTCAGGTTGTGGTTGAGCTGGATGATCACGTACACGATCACCGCCACCACGATCACCGCCGTGATTGCAGATCTGATCGCGGCGGTGTTGTTCGCCGCTTGACGCTGCGCACGCAGCATTTCCAGCTGGATCGGATCCGGCCGCAGCTGCGTGTACGGCGTCCACTGAGCGCCGTCCCACCATCGGTCGACCGGCGCCCCGGCCGGGTCCGGATACCAGCCGGCCGACGGCAGCGTCATGCCCGCAGAGCCTAGATCGCGCCCAGGCGCCTAACAAGGGACGGAGGTGACGCTGGTGTCCGCTGCAGATGGCATCGGTTCGGTCTCCGTCGAGGTCGTACCCGACGCGCAGCGCTTCTGGACCCGGTTCCGCCAGCAGACCCGCGGCCAGGCCGACGCCGAAGGCCGCCGCGAGGGCGAGGCGTGGCAGCGCGGCTTCCAGGCCAGCGCCCGGCAGACCGAGGTCACCGTCCGGGTCAACACCAAGGACGCCCGCAAGGACACCAACCTCCTACTGGACACGATCGGTTCGCTGGCGCCTGCACTCGTACCGCTGGCCGCCACGGCCGCGCTGGGCGCCGGCGCGCTCGTGTCGCTCGGTGTCACCGGCGGCCTGGCGATCGGCGGCATCAAGCGCGACATCAAGGCCGCCAACGCCGAGGGGCTGCAGTTCATCGCCGGGCTCAACGTCCTCAAGGAAGATCTTCACGGCCTCGAGTCGACCGCGGCCAATGGCGTCCTGGGCGTCTTCCGCGAGGACGTCACGCGCCTGCACGCCGAAATGCCCGCGCTCAACGCCGACCTGGCCCAGTCCTCGCAGGTGCTCGGCAGCATCGCCGGCCACGTCCTCGGCGCGGCCGTCGGCGGCCTACACACCTTCGCGCCCGAGCTGCTGTCGATCGAAACGCGGGTCGACCACCTCGCCGCCGCGTTCGAGAACTGGGCAACCGGCCCCGGCGGCGAACGGTTCGCCACCGCCCTCGCCGAGGACTTCGACCACGTCGCGCCGCTGCTCGAGCACCTCGCCGGCGCGATCTCACACGTCATCGCCGCCGGCAACGTCCCGGGTCTGGTCATCGTCGACGAGCTCGACACGTTCTCGAAGGTCCTCGAGGCCATCCCGACGCCGATCCTCACTGGGATGATCACGACCCTCGCGGCTCTCAAGACGGCGTCGCTGGTGTCCGGCTTGATGGACAAGCTCGCCGTGTCCATTCGCGGTGTGGCGGTCGCCGAGGGTGAGGCCGCGGCCGCGTCGTCGGCTCGCGGCGGCCTCGCCAGCGGCATCGGGTTCCTCGGCAAGGCGGGCGCCACCTACTTCGGCGCGGCCATCGCGATCGACGCG